CCTGAACTTCCACTCAATTCGCCAGATCAATCAGAAGCCAGAGCTGGCCGCGGCCGCTACCGTCAAGACGGTCGATGGATTCAAGGAGATCTGGTATGGCGAGAACGTCTGGCGCGTGCTGCCCGCGAATGAAGAGGGGGCCGACGGGGTGAACGGCAGCGTGATCGCGGACGAGCTGCACATGTGGGAAGGCTTCGTGTTCTACAACGCGCTGCGATGGGCGCTGGCATCGCAGCCCGAAGGGCTCTTCGTCGGGATCACGACGGCCGGGCGCAACAGCGAATCGGTATGCCGGATGCTCCACGACAAGACGCTCGCCGTCAACAGCGGCCGGCAGCAGGACCAGGCGTTTTACGGCGAGATCCACGCGGCGGAATCAGATGCGGATCCACATGATGAGCGGACGTGGCGCGCGGCGAACCCGAGCCTCGGGACGAAACGCGAATCTCCCCTGAAGCTCAGCGACTTCCGCGCGGATTATCAGGCCGCGAAAGACAACCCAATCATCTGGCCCGACTGGAAACAGAAGCGGCTGGGCATCTGGCGCACGGCCGAAGAGGCTTGGATCGATGAGCTCGGAGGAATCGAGATCTGGGACGCGGGGGCCGCGGCCCGCGACAAACGTCGTGACCGAATCGATTGCTACCAGACATTCGACCCGGAGGACTTCGCCGGGCAACTCTGCGACTTGGCCTTGGATACGGCTTCCGTGCGCGACACCGCTGCGGCCGTGTTTTCCTTCGTCGATCCGGAGGGCGAGCGAGTCGTCTCTGTCCTGCCAAAGTTTTGGCTGCCGGATCGGCGAGCAATCGAGGTTGCCCAACAGGCGCCCTATCGCCGCTTCGCCGACGATGGACATATCAAGCTCACGCCGGGCGACGCGGTTGATTTCGAAACGATCTATCGCGATCTGCTCGAACTCGGGCGGCTGTTCCGAGTTCGCAAGCTGTACTTTGATCCAAAATTCCAAGCCGAATGGCTGACGCAGAAACTCGCCGATGAGCTGGGTTGCCAGCGTGTCTCATTCGGCCAGACGGCCGCCAATTTCGCCGCCCCAGTGGCCACCGCGGAGAAACTACTGATCGAGCGCAACTTGCGGCACAACGGCAATGCACTGCTCACCTGGCAGCTCGGCCACGCGAGGATGCTTGTCGATTCGCGCGGCTACAAACGGCCCATCAAGCAGAAGCATGGGGACGTCCGCACCGTGGACGGGGTGCAGGCTCTCGTGATGAGCCTGGCGGAGATTTCGGACCGAGGCGCACCGAGGACCTATTACGATGCCGAAGAGCATGAAGTCGAGTTTATCTAAGATGCGCGCCGGGCTGCTGCGCGACGCCACGGCGATCGCCGGCGCGGCCCTGGTATGCGCGGGCCTATGGTGGTACAGCGCAGGTCTGGCTCTGATCTGGTCCGGCGGCGTGATTATCGCAGTGGCCATCTGTCTGGAGGCCAGGGCACATCGGAGCGACGTTGCATGATTCTCTCAAGCCTGTTCGAACATCGAGCCTCCCTGGAAAATCCAGCGGTGTCTTGGAGCGACCCCAATGCGTTCAGCGACACGCTCGGTATCTCGCATGACACTGACGCCGGCGTCACGGTCACGCATCGCAAGGCCATCTCCCTCGCGCCGTTCTGGGCGGCGGTCAAAATGATTTCCGGCGACGTGAGCAAACTGCCGCTGGAAGTTTTCTCGCGCGAAGGAGAGGACCGACAACCCGATTATGATCACCCGGCTTATGATCGGATCAACCTCGGCGGCATGGCGAACGAAGAGGTCTCTGCGCTGCGGTTCTGGCGGAGATTCGTCGTTAGCGCGCTGGTCTACGAGAATGCCTACGCCTGGTGCCAATTCGACAACGGCGGCCGCTTGCTGGGCCTCTACAACCTGCTGCCGGATCGGACGACTGTGGCCAAGATCCGAGGTCAACTCTGGGTCTTGACCGAAGTCAGCGGCCCGGGCGGGCAATCGAAAGTCGAACCGCGGCGATATTCGGAGTGCCTACACATCGAGGGTCTTTGCCTCAACAACCTCGCCGGCGAGGATATGGTCTACCACGCCCGCGAGGATATCGCCCAGGCGCTGGCCGCTCGACGGTTCACCGCGCGCTTTTTCAAAAACGGCGCGCACATCGGCGGCGTGTTACACGTGCCACCGGGCACGACACCGAAAGCAAAAGCCAAGGTTGAGAAGGGCCTCGAAACGAAGTTTGGCTCCGCGGATAACGCCTTCAAGACGATGGTGTTGCGCGATGGCTTTAAGTGGTTCGCCACGATGGCCAAGCCTCAGGAAGCCCAGCTCGCCGAGCTCGACGAGCAGCAGGCCCGGAATGCGGCCCGGCGGTTCCTTCTGCGGCCAAGCAAGCTCGGCATTCAAGACAGTACCTCCTACAACTCGCTTGAGCAGGACCGCAAGGACTACTATGACACCGCGCTGTCCTACTGGCTCGTGGCGATCAAAAGCGAGTGCAACACCAAGCTGTTGAGCGAAGAGGACCGACAAACCAGGCGCCGATTCATCGACTATAACATCAACGCTCTGGCCTGGGCGGATGTGAGCATAGTCGCGACCATCGGCTATCAGGGCGTCGCCGCCGGCGTGCTGGACGCGGACGAGGTGCGCAGGTGGTGGAATCTTCCGCCGCGAGATGGACAGTCGGCTGCAGCTACTACCACCGACGTCCAGCAGCAAGCGCTCAACGGCGCCCAGATCGCGAGCCTGGTGCAAATCGTCAGTGTGGTCACCTCGGGTCAGCTGCAAGTCGACAGCGCACGGCCCATGATCCAGGCGAGTTTCCCGACCCTATCCGAATCGATCATTGACGAGATCGTCGGCCCTCTCGCGGAATTCACGCCGGCCGCGCCCGGCAATCCCGTGGAATCCTTTCAAAAGGCGGCCGCCGAGAACCTTCGCGGCGCGCTGCGGCGAGTAGCGAATCGCCTCTCCGCCAGGGCCACGAAAGCCGCTAAGAACCCCAATGCCTTCATCACCTGGCTCGACCATGTCGAGAGCGAGCGGGCTGGTTGCGAGGAAATCACGTCGGTTGCGGTGCGCCTGGCGAAGGCTGCCGGAATCGTCGCGGCCGCTGATGATCCCTTGGGCGACTTGCTGAATCGATACCACGCAGCCCTCGATGCTGTCGCCAGCCGCGCGACCGCACACCAGCTTGTCGGCGAGGTCGCCGCTGCCTTGGCCCAACTTGAAAAAAGCCATACCACACAAGGAGTTGCGCATGAGCACTAAAAGTTTCGAACGCCGATTTACGGCCCGGGGCCCGATCCGTGTCGAAAAGCGGGAGGATGGTCAGCAGACCATCGCCGGCTACGCGGCCGTCTTCTACCGGCCTGGCGACGCGGGAACTGAGTACCAGGTCTACGAGGATTTCGTGGAGCATATCATGCCCGGAGCCTTCGACCAGATTCTCCGCGGAGACCGGGATACGGTCGGCCTTTTCAATCATGACGGATCACAAATCCTGGGCCGCCGCTCAGCCAAGACACTGCGGCTCTCAGCCGACGCGATAGGGCTCTATTACGAGATCGACGCGCCTGATCGCCAGGACGCAAAAGATCTGATCGTCTCGCTCGAGCGAGGAGATATCGCCGGCTCCAGCTTCAGCTTCTGGATCGGGACCAGCGGAAAAGTCGTCTGGATCGAGGAAGGCGAAAAGACGATCCGGGAGCTACACCAATTCGAAGAGGTACCGGATGTCGGGCCTGTGACCTTCCCCGCTTATACCGGGACCACGGCCGGCCTGCGCGCCATCGGCGAACCGGACGGTGTGAGACAAGAGCTCGCAGCCTGGAGGGGATTGCGATGCGCCGAGCAAGGCGAGGCCATGGCGATGCAGCTCCGGATTGCCAAGGCGCACCTCCGCTTGGACCAGTTGCAGGTCTGAGAGATCAGGAAGCCGATCGCCGAGCTCGTTTCGTCGATGGTTTCTGAGTTGCGGCGCGACGTTTTCCGCGCTTGCCACTTGTAGCCTTGCTGGCCTTTTTCTTGGACGGCATCTCAAACTCCTTTTCGTGGAACATCGTACAGCCTCGGCTTCGCAATAACTTAGCAGACTGAGGCACCGAGACCAAGTCGATCGCGCCCTTTCTGGGTTGGACGTCCTTACGCCGACCCGCCCTGAGCGAAACCGCGTCGGCGTCCAAACGACGGCGAGCCGCTTACCTCCGGCTTGGCGTCGTTTTTTTGTGCCAGTACAGAATCAAGAATGCCGAGCACCTCTTCGAGAAATCGCCATGCACGAGATCAAATCGCTGTTGAGCCCCGTGAAATCAGTACTTACTCTGCTCGCCTGCGCCGTTCTTCTCATCATCGCGGTCGTCTGGATGATCATAGATCCACACAATGTCAGCCTCGCGGTATGCGGCGTCGGAATCGCGATCAGCCAAATGAGCTTGAAGGAAGTCCGAGAGTATGCGGCGAAGCTGGTCAAGAAAATGGAAGAGCTCCGCGATGCGTTCCAACGCCGGCTGAAAGAAGGTAAGACCGGCAAGGATCTGTGGCCCGACGATTCGCGCGCTCTGTGGGATCAGACCAACGGGGAATATGAGCAATGCGAGCAGCGCATCGAAGCCCTCAACCAAGAGGCCGACATCGTGCGCCAGTCCACTGAGGCCCGCGAGTGGCTCGAGCGATCGAGCCGGAGCCGGCCCGATTTGAACACGCCCGCTGGCCCCGGAGATCAGCGCACGCTTGGCGATCTGGGCTTGGGCGATCGCGATGAAGCCGCGGCCTATCAGCAGAACTGCCGCGATCGTAACTTGGCCTTCCAAGCCTGGGCGCTGACCGAAATCGCCGACCATCTGATCAGCGATGCGCATCGAGAGGCATGCCAGCGACTGCACTTCAATCCCGCGTGCCGGCAACTCCAGCTTCAGCTGCTCTCGACCGAGGAATTCCGTTTCGTGCAACAAAGCCTCGCCGGCATCATGCACGACCGCTATCGACGCGAGCAAATGGTGCGGGACATCATCACCGGCCGCGCCGGCCAGTTGGAATCCCGGGCCATGACTGGGACCACCGGCGCAACAGGCGGATTCCTCGTCGCGCCCATGACTTTGGTCCGCGCAATCGAGGTGGCCATGGTCCAGTTTGGCGCAATTTTGCAAGTGGCGGAGACGATTACGACGGAGACGGGCGAACCGATCGGATGGCCGTACGTCGATGACACGTCGAACTCCGGGGCGTACGCCGACGAAAACGTTGACCTCACCGGCGACGGAGAGCCAAACCCGGTCGTCGAGCGAGTGATGTGGGGCGCGTACGACATCCACAGCAAGTTCATCAAGGTCCCGCTGAAGCTGAGCCGCGACAGCGTGATCGACATCGATCTGTTGGTTGGCCGCCTGATCGGAGAACGCATCGGGCGTAAGCTGTCCACCGAAGCCACGACAGGCGAAGCCCGGATCCGCGGAATCGTCCCCAGGTCGGCTGTCGGCCAGACGGCCGCCGCCTCGACCTCGATCACGTATGACGACACCGTCGGGCTCGAGACCGCACTCGATGCGGGCTGGGAGCCCGAAGCCGGCTACATGTTCCACAAGAACGTGTTGAAGGAATTGCGCCTGCTGAAGGATGGTGAGAGCCGACCGCTGTGGGTCCAGAATATCGCGGCCGGGGCCCCGCCGACATTCAACGGCAAGCCGTATACGACCAACGCCGACATGGCGAGCTCGGTGGCGAGCGCGGCAAAGACGATGATCTTCGGCAAGCTCAGCGAGTACAAAATCCGCCGCGTCGGTACATCGTTGACGGTTCTTCGGCTGGTCGAGCGCTTCGCCGAATACTTGCAGACTGGTTACCTCGGCCACATGGCGGCTGATGGCAATCTGCTCCGACCGGCGAACACGTCGGCCTGCCCGGTGCTTCATCTACTGCAGCCGTGATCCCATGGTCACAGTGCGCGGCTTCGCGGCCGCGATGAAAACTGAGGATTCCATGTCCGACAAAGTCAAAGTGCGGCTCCTCGTCCCGCGGACCGGCTACGGCAACCGTGGCGACGTGGTGCATTATCCGGCTGAGGAAGCGGCGCGACACGTAGCCATGGGGCTTGTTGTGCTGGTCCCTGAGCCACGTGTGGTCGAGACGGCCGAACTACCGGCGGCTCCGAACACCTCTATCGATGCGCCGCGCAAGACCCGGCGGCACCCAGGTAGCTGATCGCGCACGACCCCCATTGAGCGCGAGGAAAAACAACCCGAGGAATGAGGCCATGAACCATCTGACCGAAGCAGTGAAGACGCAGATCGCCATCACGGCAGCTGAAGGAGTCGCGGCGGCCACTGCCCTTTACGGAGGCACCTTGGATTGCGCAGGCTTCGACGGCCTGCGCATGTGCGTAGTGTTTGGGGTCCTG